TTTTAGCATTACCGTTGTATTTGATATCGTGTGCAATACCATCAAGAATAATTCCTGTGTCTCTTTCACACTTGGCTTTATTATATACAAACGATCCGCCGAATGGTGAAATTGCACCTGCCACTTGTGCATCAATAAATGCAATAGTTTCGTCTTTAATAAATTCTTTGTTTGCTTGGATAATTGCTACAGCATTTGGATTCTGTGTAGGAATCAAATCTAAGCCATCAAACTCTGCATCTCTAAAGAAGTATGTGTTAATCCATTTAGACTGTGAACCTCTGTTCTTTGGTCTAATAATTGTACGTCTAAAGTCTGTACCTTTAATAGAACAGTTAGCAGGAAGTTTGATTGGATAATCTTCTTCGTAAATTCCTGATTCAACATGAATACAAATTTGTGTTTTAATTGCAAAGTTACCGTATTCAAACGTTTCTTGTGTACTAAACAGTTTAGGTTCAATTAAGAATACACGTAACTCATCTTGTGCCCCGCCTCTTGTATATTTTACAATTCTACCTAACGCACCTGATGTCTTACCTCTTAAAATTTTACCTGGAAGTATATCAACGTTTGATGCCGCACCTTGGTCAACATAACCTTGTCCGCCATTGTCAACAGTAAGTGTTACAGTTGAACCTTCAATGAGTGTAGTTGTATCAAGTACACCTAACCCGTTGTCAATAATATTTGTAATAATATCAATTTTACCAAGTACAGCATTTCTAACTGATGATGTAACAACTTGTGATCCATCAATAGTTTGTGTAACACCGTCTGTATTTCTAATAGGTAAAACTTGACCATTTTGTAAAATAGTATTGATAATTGTTTTACCGTAGTTAATACCTGCAAGTGTTTCTGTTTTTTGTGTTGTTCTTGCAATTTGTCCTGATACAGAACTAAAGTATCTCTTACCAGCAAGTATTGCCTGTGAGTTAGCATTTAGTCCTTGTTCAATATCAATAGCCAAACCTTGTGTAATAAGACCCATGTCTCTTTCACAAGTTGCTTCGTTGTATTGGAAATCTGGATACGTTGCATTAACGTATGATACAATTTCTTTTCTAATAAAATCTAAGTTTGCTCTAAGTAGTGTTGCCGCCGGAATACCGTCTGTATGCGGAGATGTAATTGCTTGAGCTTCAATGGTACTATTTGATGCACCGTTGTTATATGTAACTGTTTGTACATAAGCACCTGGCTCTAACGGTGATGTTTCAATTAGTTCTTCTGCTTTCTCAGCCGCTTTACCAATTGACTTGTAAGCAAATTGTAAACTACGTCCTTCTTTACCTACTGGTGAAAATTGTTGTGAGTCATCTCCGTTTGTTCTAACATACAAATCTACAATACTTGTAAAACTTGAATTGTCAACATAAAACTTTGATGCCGCTTGTAAATCATCTACATCGTTTGGTGTACCACTGCCTGACAAGTTACCTGGATGGTCATGCAAGTAAAGTGGACCTGTCATGTCATCACCTTGTCTACGTACTGTAGCACTTCTTGGTAATGCTTCTGTAGTTAAGTATGAACCGTATAATGCAGAATTATATTCATTGTCAGTTAGCGTGTGTGTACCACCTGGGTTACCTGCCGCTCCTGCGTTTGCTAAAATTTTGTTTGTGTCTGCTAAGGCATCTGCCGCTGTTGGGTGTAAACTTAACTGATTAGCATTTACATATCTTAAGAAGTAAACTGTAGAGTCTGTTAAGTTAGCCGCCGCCGCGTCACCTTGTGAAACTGTATATTTGAAACCTTGTCCGTTAATACTATGATCGTAACCATGTAATGAAAGAATGACATTGTTGTTTACAAAACTACCAATAACTTTTGAATACTCTGTGCCATCAGCAGGTTCTGCTCTCATTCTATTTGGAGAACCTTCAATTTGATATCTGTTGTCGTTGTATTTTTTATCAGCAACTAAATCATGTACTGAAATTTGTGTTGAATGTGTTGTGTTAAAATCTGTTGCCGCTTGGTCTGTAATTGGTCCAATGTTACCAAGTGTATAATTACCTGAACCATTTAAGTAACCACCAATGGTTGGTTGTAAGTCTGAACTAATTGCACCACCACTGTTTGTAATAACAAGTTTAGTTGGATCAGTGTTATCAATTAAGATACCAGTTCCGCCTTCAACTGATTTCATTAACAATGTTGAACCAGCATCGTTGGATACTGGAATCTTGTTAGCACCTAATTCATCTGGTGTATCTGAAAGTGCAGTAAATCGAATAGTACCGCCTTGTCCAAATACTGCGTAAAGTTCACTAAAGTTTGTGTTTACTTTACTAAAGGCGTCTCTAATACTATCACCGGTAGCGTCATTGCCCTCTACACCGATATTAACTGTTTGTTTTGCCATACTTTAAAATCCTATTGACTCACCACAACCACAACTTGATGTTGAAGCAGGGTTTTCTATTGTGAAGTAAGAACCAAATACTTCTTTTTTATAATCTACAATGCTACCTAACAAATACATGATACTTGTATCATCAATAGCAAACTCTCCGTTTGGCAGTTTAATAACTTCATCACCTGGTTGTGATGCTGTATCTAATGCCCAGTCATACTTAAAACCAGCACAACCACCGCCTTGTAACGACAGACGTACTACCTGTTTATTATGCTCATTTAACATATCTACCATACGTTCTTTTGCATTTTCTGTTAATTGCACTACTGCTGTCATTTTGTTTCCTTACTATTATTTAGTTTATATTTTGTAATCCGAATGTAAACAGGTAAATACTTATATGTTTAATAGAACAGAACAAGAAGTTAAGTGGTACAATAGGAAATCCAAAAAAGGTAAACCCCATTCATACAAGCGTGTTAAGACTGTAATAATATTTGAATGTGATAACTGTCACGAAGAATTTAAACGTGACAAAGGACAAGTAGATCCTAAAAGATTAGATAATGCTTATAACCACGTGTGTCCAGAATGCGATCCTAAACGTTTTGCACAAAAGAAAGGTGCAGAGCAAAGGCGCAAACTAAACACTACTGTGGATAGTCTACTTACAATAGATAGACTATAATTATTCAGACTTCCAAATAGTCCAAGCACCGTAGCCAATTGCCGCGTATGCCGCTAATTTAGCAAATGGTCCTGCAATTAGGACAATAACTCCTACTGCGACAAGCATTGCGCCGTCCCATGAAGTTCTTTCATCAAGTCTGTTTTGAATCCAATTTTTCATTTGTTTACCCTTTGTTTTTGTCGTTCATGTGTTTACGTAATTGAGTTACAAGTTTGTCTTTTGTAAGACGTTTGTCTAACTCAATGCCGTGTTTACGACCCATTTCTTCTAATTTTGCTTTTGTCATCTTTGACATGTCTGCTTTAGATGGCACCAAAATTAAAGGTGCTTGTTTCTGTACTTTAACCTTCTTATTAGCAATGTGTTCTGAAAGTTTCAAAGTTTTCTTTTCTCCAGCACCAAAGAGAGATTTTAAAAATTTAATCATTTTTCTTCTCCGTTTGTAAGTGTAATTACCCCACAAGCCAATCTTTCACCTGCGTTTCCGGTTTTCAACGATTCAGCGTCTCCGCCTTTACCCAAATCATCTGTGTTTTCGTGAACTACTATTGCTCTACCAATAATACTTCTCTCGCCTATTAAATCAATACGTTTTGCTTTAATTGTAAAATCTGATATCCCGTCAGATCCGGCTGTGATATTTCCTAAATCACCCACATGGCCATTTTTGAGATCTCCATGCTTTACCCCGTCTGGATTGTAATGCCCGCCTGCACTTTCGCATCCGTTGGATAAATCGCCAAATTCGTGTACATGGAATCCATGTTCACCTTCAGTTAACCCAGTTATCTTACCCTTTATAAGAGTAGCAGTGCCTGGTCCTTGCATAAAGAAGATTGTACCTTTAACAGTGTCCGAATGGACTAAGTCACATACGGCTACAACATTTGAGTCTTCTGCTTCAGTAATCTTGCTTAGGCTCTCGCACTGACAAGTTCTTGCTTTGGTTCGTTCACAGGATTTGATTTGTTTAAATCGCATACTGTATTTACCTTATGTTCTAACAGTCTACGTGAAGCAAGGTTCTTGTGTTTAGACTCTACCATAATGTCTGCGGCATCGTTAAACTGTAGAGCCCAGTCATTAACAGCATGATTCCACATCATATCGCTGTGAGCTCGTAGTTTTGCTTTCTTAAAGCCTTGTTCAAGTAGTTCGTCCATGTTAGGTAATACGTTAGGATCATGTCCTACAAGTAAGTCTTCACGTGATACACTGTAATGAATAGTAGGACGTACACCACGCCAACTGTCAACTACGCGGTGAAATCTATCGTCGGAGGGTTGTATGTATTCTCCTGTACGCACCCAGTGATGGTGTATGTCAAGTACGAGTGCGACATGTTTCTCAAGTTCGAGTGACGCATCGATGCCCCACGACATCTCGTCGTTCTCGATCGTAATAACGTTTCTCGCCTCTTGAGATAATCTTGGGAGAGCATTGATGATACCGGCTGGACCTTGCCTACCCGATATGTGGACATTGCATTTAAAGTCTTGGAATTGTTGGCCGTAGCCCATCCATCTGATGCAATCAACATGATATTCAAACTCCTCTATACTTCTATTTACGATATCTGGATTATCACTTGCCAGGACAGTAAACTGACCAGGATGCATACTAAGACGAACATCCAAGTCTCTCGCACGTTTGCCCACGTTCGCAAAGTTTTTCGCACAATAGTCACGTACATCAGGCTTGCGCCAGAAATAAGACCAATCAGACTGAGTGTAAACAGGGAGAACATCACTACCAAGACGTACCATTCTAAGTTCATTAGGTAAACCTCCTACATAAGAAATCAAATTCATATACGACTGTATGTTGTGAACCATAATGTCCCACAGTCGTTGCTCGGCAACTTCCCTTGTTTGTCTGTTCAACCATTGTACAGTTGTTGAACGAGTATTCAAAGGTCGTTGTATTTCTTCTAACAACTTCTTCTTTTGTGTTTGATCAGGGTGCATGTACTTACATGCGAAACCTATACGTTTAATCATAATCTTTTAATATATCCCATGTTCTATTCCAACTGTTAACAGTATAACATCTTCCTATACAGTTGTCAAGTATTGCTTTTGCTAATGGATAGTCGTTTCCGCCTTCGTACATGGCATCTCCAAAAAACACAATTTCTTCTTTATCAAAATCTCTTAGTATCTGACTTTTATCACTGCCACGAGGACTAATATCGATACCTGTGTCGCCTCCTACAGTTGCAACCAAATTAGGAAACATACTATTAAACTCTGATGCAATTCGAGTACGTTCGTTTTGTTCAGTGTCCCACTTGACATATAATTTACGTTCACCTAATGTAGCATTACGTCCTACAACACTAAAGTTAATCATACCCTTACGTTCTTCAATGTGTAGTCCTGTACGCAATACAAATTTACTTTGAGTTAAACATTGTATTAAAAATGATCTTTCAGTTGCTGGTAAATGCCAATCATTGTTATAAACATTTTTACCTTGTTTCCATACACTGCTACCACTACAATTATAAACTGTGTCAACAGACTCACATATACGTTCGCCTAATTGTTCTATAGTTTTTTCATAGTCACTACCTGTAACAAGATAGACTTTGTGTCTATTAGAAAAGTTGTAAAACCATTCTTCAAATTCTTTATTAATAGGAGAACGGCTGGGGGTAAGAGTTCCATCTACGTCAAAAACAAATTTCATTATTTCCAGTTATCCTTGCACCATTGGTCGACACTATTGTGGGGGTGTGGTTCTCCGTGAAACACTGCTACACTTGTTTCAGGTTTTATAATAGGTTCGCCAGGTACATTAAAGTTTCGAACACCATTGATTCTACTCATTGGCGGCTTGTTACGCATTTCCCATTTGTAACTTTGTATCCATTCATCTGGCCAAAAACAAAAAGTATCACGTACTTGATTGAAAATCCAATCTTGGTCTCCGTGTAATCTTTTAGTAACTACAAAGTTATCTTTTTCAAACTGCGTCCATACATGTTCTTGTGTTCCGGATCGTAATCTAAACACACTACTATTCATCTTCTTCCAGTCTGGTCTAAGATGTCTATTGAAGTCTCTTATAATACAAAAATAATCTGGATTGTATGTAAAGAGATTATCAATGTTATTAAAAATAATAACATCAAGATCAAAGTAAAGTAAATTACCTCTGATTGGAAGTTGTGGACAAAAGAAGTAAGGTTTGTACCACCAGCCTGTTATTGGTAAATTTGGTAGTGGTAAAACTCTTATACCTGGTTGAATACCATTGCTGTTATCAGTAAAGCAAACGAACTCGTAAGGTACTGTGGTGTTACGTGCTACCATGTTGGCTAACACGTTAACATATTCTGCACTATATTTGTCGCCCCACTTCAGGCATACAACATAGTTCTTCATCAGTTATCCTTCGTAGATTGCTGAGTTGGCACCGTGTTCTGCACACTCGACTCTTGTAACATAACAACGATCGTTGCTTTGTTCTCTAATCAGTTTGTCTGCGAAGTTAAAGGCGTGTTCGGCAAACTTCTCTGCACCAACACCGTCAAAGACTCTAATCTCTGCAAGGTCAAGTGCTTCAAGTTCTTTCATCTTATCCATGTGTGGATCTTTGATATCAACTGCTACCTTATGATCAAAGTTATCTTCAAGCCATGCTTTGATTTGTTTCAGTCCACCAAAGTCTACTGCCCAGTTTTTGTTATCTAATTCATCGCAACCAAAAGTAAATGTAAATGCTAATGAATAACCATGTAACAAATGACAGTGTGAATGATCTGCGTTTGGTTGTCTAAAGACGGCACTCAACCCAATGTTGTGTCCGTAATGTTTTGTGCTATAATGTTTTCCCATTATTTTCTCCTATATGTGAAACGGCGGAGTATTTAGAGAGGGTCGACGTCTTTAAGTCCTCTTTATTCATGTACTAATTATACAATAATTAATCACCCTTGTCAACCGGAAAATTACCATAATGGTGCATCTTCGCGGCAACAAGAGGAATCAAATTCTTACGCATAGTATTGAAACTTACTGTGATTCGTTTTGCTGAAGTATTTGGATCAGTCTTATGTTCAAGCCAACTTGGAAATATTAATAACAATCCTGTCCTTGGTTTGCAACTTGCAAAGTAACTACTAAATGAATTCTGTGAGTCAAAGACATCGTTCATTCTCAAAGGTCTTAATGGCGATTCAAAAATTAATGGACAACTTTCATCATCAACGTGTGGATAAAATGCTCCACTAACAACACTACCTTCGTGTCTATGTTTATCAACTTGTCCACCTTCGCCCATTATATTAAACCAACTTGTTCCTAAAATGGCTGGTTCAAGTCCTGCGGATTTTGCATAACTGTCAATACAGTTTTGGATATCAGTTCTTAGTTTTGTAAGTTCGGAGTTAAATAAAAATTCTTCGTCGCCTTTAATAAAACTACTCTTGCCACCAAGTATTAATGCATGGTCGCCAGTTTCGGCTTTTTCAATTATATCAAGACACGTTTGCAACTGTGAATGACCGCTTAGATCAAATGCACTTACAAGTGTAGGAAATAGTGCAAGGTCTTCTTGATTATAGGACATTTTCAAGTTCCTCAATGTTGTGAAATTCTACGTTATCAAGTTTCCATTTATCAGGCATTTTCCAACCTTCCTTATTGAATACTCTAAACTTCTTAGCAGAGTAGTGTTCCATAACTTTGCCTATTTGATGTATCCAGAAAGAAGGATCAATTTCTTTTGAATCTGCATCTGCATAGTTACGTGTGCCTTTGAACATATTGTTTACTTTATTATCAATACCATATAGATCAAACCCTAACAAGTCAACAGTATCATCGTGTTCAGAATGCATACAAGCAATTAATACTGCATACGATCCACTTCCCCAATGAAAAGGTTGATCACGTTTTTCATCAGTTGCGTACCATAGTCCAGGCACACAATTTACATTGTGTTTACCTCTAAAATGTTCTAACCAATCTAAGCGTGTCCAGATACCCGACTTTAAGTTTACAAAGTTATTGACTGCTTCTTGAGCCATGCGTTGGTCACAACACACAATATGAAGCACTTTTGCTTCTCTAAATATAGCATTACAGCCTACTTTAGGAACCATTAAGTGGTCTAATACAATGCCTTTACGACTTTCTCCGTTGCCTACTACTAACATGCAATTATTTAATAAATACTACTGTTAATAGGAACAATACTGGTATGCCCACAGCAATTTACGATATATTTAGATACATCAAACTTTATTCACCCGATGGGTCAACTCTCGAACAACGACTTGAAGCAGACAATGTCAATGACAGTTTAACGATTCGTAGAGGTGACGGAGTTAGTTGGAACGTTCCAACAGTTAATCCAGGTGCAACAATAACCGTTACAGTAGGTTTTGATAATGGCGGTGGTTTGTCAATGGGTGCTATGTACCTTGATGGTGTAGAACAAAAACCACTTACGTTAGCAAGAGGTAGTACATACATATTTGATCAAACTGATGCTACTAATTCATCATATGGTGGATACCTAAGTCCACTTGTATTCAGTAACACAGCCGATGGTGCTGTAAGTGGTGCTATCAGCGGAGAAGAATATACAACAGGTGTAACTTACTTGCTTGATGATGTATCAGTAACTAAGACTAATTACAAACTTGGATTTACAGGTGCAACTACTCGACAAGTAAAACTTGAATTAAACGATTCAGCACCAACAACATTTTATTACGGATCACATGACAACGTTGGACAAGGCGGTACTATAACAACTACTGCTGGCGACGACATTATGATGATTGACGTTAACTACAGTTTAGATGTACCACCAGGTACAACAAAGATAGAATTAACAGATGTAAATGCCGCAACAACTCATGTTGAATTATCAGCGGCAGGCGGTATACAACTAACAAGAAAGAACGCAAACGAAATTGAAATTGGTTCTTTTGCAGTAGCGGAAATAGACACGTTACACACTGTAACAAAAAGAAATGCTATTACTACTAATCAACTTTACATACAAGATATTGAAGTTGGAAACATTACAAGTAGTACAACTGAAGATGGATTTGTTTCTCCGAGTGCAGAATTCTTAGGTACTGGTACAGTAGGCGATGCACTTAGACTTGCAATCACTGAAAGAGAAATTACATCTAACACTGTTACAAAAACATTTACATTTAACAGTAAACCTTCTAAAGGCGTACTGCAATATACAGTAGGTTACCAATTAGATAGTGGAACATCTGCAACAGCAGTATCGGCAAGTTTACAAAGATTCAACGGTGTTACTTGGACAACACTTGATACAGTTTCAGGTGTAACAGGTATACCATACGAATTCTCAAACTTATACAACGAAGCAGATAACAGTGGCGGACAATACAGAGTAGTATTTGCTGTGTCAGGTAACACCGGCACAATTACACTTGAACTTCAAGCATACTATGAAATAATTGAGATTACAGATAATCCTGTGCTAAGAACTGAAAGCGGTACTGGTACAGTAAGAACACGTGACCTTGCACCACTTGGTGTTAACGACATTGGTAGAGGCAGTGAGCCATACGACAATGTATATGCTAACACATTCCATGGACACTTACAAGGAACATTCGACGGTGAAATAACTGGTAGTGTATTTGCTGATGACAGCACACAACTTGTAGACGCTGTCAACGGTTATCTTACTGCTGATGTTAATGTAGGTAGTAATCCATTTACTGTAACTTCATCACAGTTTAATACTGCTTCAACAACTGGAACTGTAAACATTAACAGTCAAAGTAATATAAACATTTCTGTATTAGCAGGCGGCAATCTTAATAGCACTGTAACAAACGGTAATATGAATTTAGATGTTACAAGTGGTAACATCAATGTAACGGCTGGCGCAGGAGATATCCTTATTGATGCTGACGCAGGTAAAATTACACTTGAATCAAATACAGGTATTGATCCTAAAGCACCATTTATTAATAATCCAATTTTTGCTTATGAAGGATTTGTAGGCGACCTAAAAGGTTCAGTGTTTGCTGTTGATGACAGTACAACAGTTATTGATGGTAACACAGGTACAGTAATAGGAGAAGTTAATAACTCACAAGTAACAACTGCTAACGCTGAGATCGGAACCTTTACAGATACTGTAGGTACAATTACTGCTGGTAACATCACAGGCTTCAAGATGATGAGTGATGCATACGGAACGAACGGTACATCACAGTTAATTGATGCTACAGCCAATCAGATAGTTGGTGAAGTAAATGCAAACATAAACAAAACAGGTGCATTAACGATTGTATCAGATACAAGCATTGCATTTAATAGTGGCGTGGGTGTAGACGTTAATGGTAAACTTGTTAATAGTGCTAATGCGGCACAACCTTTTACAATAGCAAGTCCAGTAACACTTGATAAAGAATTACGTTCAAGTCCAGGTGCTCAAGAAAAAATGTTGTACACAAACGTATCAACTGGAACATATGAAATTGATACAACTGACACACAGAACGTTTATTGGAACGCACCAAGTGGCGCTCTTGTTGCAAACTTTACAGGACTTGAAACAAGCACACAAAGAGTAAGACGTGTAAGAATACATATCTTACAAGGTAATACTTTTTCTTATATTCCTACAATAGAAATTAATGGTGTTGTTCAAGGCGCAACAGATTTAGGTACTGTTACAAGTGACCTTAATAAACTAAACATATATGAATTCACATTCTATAGAACACACACTAATACTTGGGAAGTTTATCAACAACAAGTAGATGGTATTCAACATTTAACAATACCAGCGGTCTTTGAAAATCCAGATTCAGGCCATACTGATCTATTAACTTTTAAGAAAGAAACTGATAACTTCGGTCGTTTAAAAACAGATGTTTCTTTAGGAAGAAAACAAATAATATTATCAGCAGATGAAGATTTTGTACTTAGAGCAGATGGTGGTAGTCTTAGATTACTTGTAGGTGATACCGGTACAGCAGTTACTGGTGATTTGTCAGTAAGTGGTGATTTAACTGCATCAGGTGCATTTGTTGGTAGTAGACAAACTATTAGTGGACCAGGTGTAATTAACTTAACAACACTTCACACAGAAATTACAACTACTGGCGCAGATGCATACACACTGGCAAACGGCGCATTAGGACAAATGAAAATTATTAGTATGGTAGTAGATGGTGGTGACGCAACAATTACTCCAACTACACTTGCAAATGGTACAACTATTACTTTTGACGCTGTACACGATAGTGTTACAATGATTTATGGTACTAATGGTTGGTTGCCAATCGCAGTTCAAAACGCATTAATAGCGTAATATTACTTTTTATCTTTTTTACGGAAGTCTTCTTTTAAAGAGCGTATGTCTTTGATGACTTGATCGAAACGTTCTGTTGTAGTCGTTAACAACTGATTAAGTTCTCTAACTGCATAAATTACCCACCACCACCAAGTAAATGCTACTATGCCAAACGCCATAGCAATACCACCAATGGTCCATTCTAATGCTGTTTTGAAATCAAATACAATTATTAATACTACTGCAAATAAGGCACTTAGAGGAGCAACCTTACCTATCCAACTCCAGGCTTTAACCTGTCTTTTTATTTTGTTATTTTTCATGGATTACCCTTCGATATTACCGAATGGTTTCCATAGTCCTGGGGTTCCCTCGCGTACACAGATCCAGCCTATCCAACCACCCGCTTCTGGTGTATTGTTCCAAACAATGTCGCCTGTTCTCCATAAACCATCTTGTGGAGCGTCATTGCCTGTTGCAAACTTCTTTCCTTCAAACTTAATAGGACCTGCTACTTCGAAGTTAGCACTTGGATTTGCTACGCCAATACCTACCTTACCAAACATGCTAATCTTAGTTTCAGTGTTTTCTGCTGAACCCATTGTTACATGTCCGTATGGTGATATTCCAATCCGTGTTGTATTGTCAGTGATAATTTTTAATTCACTTGTACTGTAAGTTCCAACTTTTACTGTTTCATATTCTGGTTCAACAATAAATTCTGTAACTTCACTACTAATACTTAATTGTCCGTTCGGTGCTTCTGTGCCAATTGACATACGCATTGCACCACTGTCCCAGAAAACAAAATCATCTATGTTTAAGTCTCCGTCAACAGTTAGTCCTTGTAGTCTGCCAACTGATCTAAGTTTAGAACTTAGAACTGTTTCACCTAATGATGTTGCAGTAATTACAGGTACGTTATCAATTGAATAGTTTGCTTCGCGGTGCAAGTCGACAGTGTTACTACTCCAGAGTCTATCTGGATTTGTTTGTAGTATAAATGATTTAGCATTGTCGCCGTCTTGCCATACTAAGCCTTTGCCTATTGGTGAGTTACCATTCTGTGTATCGAATGTTAATGAACTGCTTCTTTCTTGTCTAACATCAGCAGTTAATTCATTTACGTGTAGGCTGTTTACTTCAAGGTGTCCATCAACTTTCATGTTGCCATTAAGTGCAACGTCACCTTCAAGTGTCTTTACAGATATAGTGTCTG